ACTAGGACAATCCCCACCGCAACAGACAGCACCGGCCCAATCTGAGCCGTCACAAGATTAGGCAAACCCCCGATCATGGCAAGGAAACCTGCTATCCCCGCCAACACATAACCGAGAAATTGAATGAAGTTGATAAACGCAGGTTCCTTAAAGAAACTCACCGGACTCACTCGGCCACCCGCTTTGCTTTGGGTTTGATCAGGAAACCGGCAATAACCACCAAGAGGATAGCCAAATATCCCTGGACCTCAGGGGGCATGTCGATGTGTAGGAACTGTTTGAGTAGCCATGCTATGAGGCCGGATAGTGCCGCCCCTGCACCGGCAGCGGTGGTTACCGGCCCAATCTGCCGTCTATCTGCTTGTTCCATGATTGCCCCCAGTAGCAATTAGTGGTTATCGTTTGAATATTTCAATGAATGCGTTGCGACTCTTGGCGGTGTCGAAATAGGCGTTTCCGTTGCGGAATGCTGTCCTTAGTAGTTGCACCATTTTGTCGTTGTAGGATGTAAGTATTTTGCCGTCTTTCATCCTTTCGGGAATGATGGTGAACAGTGTTTGCTGTTTGGGTAGTTTTTCCTGGATGAAATAGTAGGGGCCGTCCCAGTCTATCCATACCGAGAAAGTACCGTTCTTTGTCTCTATGCTGTAGGTGTATTTTGCTTTCGAGGTTTTCATTCCAATGAGGTTGTCGTTATTGTCCTGAAACTCGTTACCAATAGCATAGTCAGCATACTCGGTATTTTGGATGAACTGACCAAACCGTGTCCGGTAAACCCCTTTCGCAAATTCGGCGCTGTCGGCAAAATGGCACACCACGAAACCGTTGTATTTGCGGACGAATTCTCCTACCTGATCCGGTTTGATGTCGTATTCCAGGAAATAGGGGTTCATGATGCTTACACTGTTGGCAAGGAACAGGACGCGGGTTTTATCCTTGGACCGGTCAACGGTGGAGAAAAAGTTTGTAAACGCGGTTGCCTCATTTGGCAGGTAATGGATAGTCCCTTTTTCGATGATGAATTCGTCGAAAATAATCATCGTTACTTTGGGGAAAGCAACGGATTTGAGGCTTTGCGCCGTGGACAGTGGAACAAACCACCCCATCGGCACCCAGTCACGTTGTTTCTTGCCCCGCGTCTCCGATGTTGCCATTTCCGCTTGAAACGCGTTGACCCTGAAATCATAGTTCGGAAACTCATGCTCAATGTCGGCAAAGAAACTGGCCTTAGAGGTTTTCAATTCATCCTTGTAACGACGCAAATAAATAAACTGCTCGCCTTTACGCAGAAAATTCTTGATAACCTGCTTTTTCGCCCCATACGTCTTACCCAAACCACGCGCACCCACAAGAAAGTTATACACACCGTTATAGCTAAACAACGTATCGTAGTTGTAGTATCTAAGACCTACCGAATCGATATCAACAACTGTGGCGGTCATGATTATGTCTCCATTAGGTAAGGGTCCGACGCTGCTACTTTCATTCTACAAGCTGCGACGTAATTACCTGTCGAGGTACTCGACTCAGATTGCTACTCCGTTATTACGCAATATGGGCAATGGATCGATGGGATTCCCGTAGGGGGGTGGCCAAGGGTCGGCGGGGGTTCCGGCGTATGCCTCGAAATGTAAATGCTGACCGGACACGTTGCCGGTTGCACCCTCCACCCCGAGCTTGTGACCAACAGGGACGGTTTGCCCCACTGACACATTCAATGACCCTGCCTGGAGGTGGTAGAAGTTGAATGTGTAGGCGTTGTCCAGGGTGCGTCCTTTGACGTATTCCCCGGCACTCCATACCCCGGTTCCGTTGGGTTTGGCTACGGTGATAACCATTGCTGTTGGTGCGAGTACGTCCCCTGGTGATCCGGCAGGGTGGGCAAGGTCAATCCCGTAATGGAAGGACGCCAACCCGTCAAAGGCGCGTGGCCCGAACGGGGATGTGAGCGTTGATCCCGGTAGGGGGTGGGTCCATGCCCCGGTTGTGGGTGGGGGCGGGTCAACGGGTGGTGGGGGCGGATCGGTAACGGTGGTATCGGATATGGGTATCCAGTAATCCCTGCCGTTGGGGATGCATTCGAGCCTGTGCCCGTCCTTCCACTGAATAAACATGCGGTTGGACGTGGAATGAACATAAGTAATTTGCCCCGCGTGCGGTACTTCAGTGATCCCATCATCGGGTATTGGGGGTGGGGGTTCCACGCCTGACAGGTCACCCTCAACAATCAGGTCATGCGTTGTCTGGTACCGCACTCCGTATTGCCCTAACACCGGGTGCGCCAAGCACGCGGCGTGGATTTGTGCGAGTGTTGCCGTGGTGTCCAGGGTTTGCACCACTTCAAGGGCATAGGCCGGTGCCTGATGATGCATACTGAAAAAATAGAGTACGGTTTCAGTGTTGCTGTCAGGGTCGAAACCATAACTGATCGCAACGGCTTTGTACACTTCCATATCGTCTATCAGTTGATCGTTTTGGATCGCCTGATTCGCGGACAGGACGGGTTTGAGGGATTCACCCTCAGCATAGGTCAGATACCGGGAATTCCAGAACGCGTTATTAGCGGGTACTTGATAAAGCTGACCGGCGAGGGACGGGGCAACCTGATACCACGCCCCAGGGTTTTCATCCCGCATACGCACCAAAATCGACGCAGCACGCGTACCAAACCACTGCACCACACCAACCGTAATCGGGTCATTATAATTGATCGCCGAATAGTTTTGGTTCGACTCAACAACACCCAATATTTTGATGCCTAAAGCTTTGGCTTCATCGTTGTATGTCATTGAGTCAAACCAATCGGTTAGTGTCCGACGCAACAGTTTTCATTGCGCTAGTTTCGACGTAATGACCCGCCAAGGTGCTTGGCTAGGCTTTGAAGTGGGTTACAGTGATTGCAACCATAAGGTCAATGACTTTTCCGCGTAGGGATTGTGCGGGAATGTCTACTTCGCCCGATCCTGTTGCGCCCATTGTCATGAGGGTGATGTATGGGGTGGTGCTGCCGTAGATTATTGCTGTTGTGGTGTTGACGTTGGTTGCGAGTCCGACGACACCGGCACCGTCCCTGACGTTGGTTGACCCGTTGGGAATGGGCAGGCCGCCGATTCGGAGTGATCCGGCAAGTGCGGTTGTGGAGTCCAGGGTTGCGGCGATACGGATGAAGTAGCTTACGGTGTCCCCGGTTACGACCATGCGACCGGAACGGGAACCATAAACCTGTGTTCCGGCGCTGTTGGAACCGTACACGGTGGGGGTAAAGGTGAATGTTCCTTGCTGTACCCCGTTGCGGTAGTCGAACGAATCACTGGTTGTGCCTTGTTTACCTAGCACATAACCATAGGAGAAGGTGTTGCGGGTGGTGAGGTTGGTGATGGGTCCATTGATGAAGTTCACCGGGGCAGCGGTGGGACCAGCCATAGTGAAACGATCCGAAATGACGCCTACTTCATCGGTGTTGTCAAGGCATTGGGCAGGGTTCGCTGTTGCCAGTGCGGTTGGCAGGATGGGATCGTTCGCCCACATGGCGCGGGCGTTGAGCAAACGCGGTGGAGCGGTGTAGGAGGTTCCGTTGGTGCGGAGTTTGTACCCTGTCCGGTAGGTGTCGGTCACGCATGCCTGAATGTCTGATGCGCCGGTAATGTCAAATCCGATGGATGTAGGGTAGCGGCTTGTCATGTGCGTTACCGCACCGGCGTCCTGACTGATCCAGGGATGAACCCTATCCCACCGGTTGCCGGATACGTCTTTGACCGCTGTTGTCCAGTCACGAATGATAATATCCCGGTAATGCGAATCGCCCATGTTGGATTCAATGGCAATGTTGTTGGCAACGTTGGTGATTCCGCTGTTATAGAACCGGAGGTCATAAGCGAACAATTCCGCACCTAAACCTGCTTCCGTGACCAAACCCCGCTGGATGCCGTCTTTGAAGTTGGTTCGGGTCAGGGTGAAACGGATCACCTTGCCAATGGAAAGAATCCGGTTGGCGTTGAGGTTGCCGTCAAGCAATCCCCCGGTGAGTGCTTTATCCTCCGCGAAACCGGACGTATCCCACAAATACGTTATGAGCGTGTTCATTGCTGCCCCGGCGTAAATGCGGGCGTCGGGGGCAAGGATCAGACTGTTCCCCTTGCCAATGACAAGTTCCGTGTCCAACCGGTAATCCCCCGGTGGGAAGTAGAACGCCTTGCCGGGTTTAGAATCCAGTGCAGCCTTGATAGCTGCTGTCTGCGTGGCGGCGGTTCCGCGTACCACCCCGTAGTCCAGGATGTTGAACGTGTCGCGTGCGGCAAGGGCAACAGCCGTTGCACTGGACGGGGTATTGATCAGGCCAGCCATTGCGGAATCGCTGAGGGCAGCTAGTTCCGCTTCAACATCGGCCATGAATTGATTGAACAGGGTTTGCCACCCTGTTTTGGCTGTCGCAATGTCGGCCTCAGCGGTGTCCATGCGTGCATCAACGGCGGTTTCGTGCGCGGTAATGTCGGAGTTGACGGCTAACTCGAACGCAGCAATCGCGGCGTCAATGGCGGTTTTGTACTCGGTAATGGTGTTTTCGGCATTTTCAATGCCGGCGTTGAATTCTTCAATGATGCGTTCCATTTCCCCGTCAAATTCGGGGCGTAACGTGTCATTGATGTAATCCCGCAGCAGATAGAGGATTTCCAGATAGGTTACCCCGTCCCGGTAGGTAAACGGGGTGATGTTGTTTATCGGGCCAATCCTAAAAGGGAAATCCGTAATAGCCATAACCGTAGCCTTGCCTTTCAGTGAATTCGTCCCCGTTTGACCATATCAGCATAAACAAAGATTCCAGTTCCTCAAGGATCATCATATCGATGTTCACCAACGTTTGACGATATTGAGCTATCAACACCGCCGAATGACCCTGGAAACCTGAGGTTGTGCTGTCTACTGTGCCGTTTTGCGTGCCGGAATTCGTTTCCGTCGTTGTGCTAGCCGCGAGTGCATCGGATACCGAATCCTGAGCACTTGAGGCATAATCCCCGTCACCGGCCAACCGGGTTTGCGGGAAATCCGATGCAACCACCCTGGATTTCGCACCGCTGTTTGACTCGTTGGTGGAATTCCCTTCACCGGTTGTTTCCCCTTCACTCGTGGAAAGGTTCCGAATGTTGATGGTTTCCAGCGGATTCAGGTCAATATCAGACAAAACGTAGTGCTGATTGTACAGGGGCATAATGAGGTTCATTTTTCGCCGGTAGGCGAGTTTGAACAGTTCGATGGTTTCCTGCCCTATTTCCCTGTTCCAAAACCAATCCTTGATTGTCTGATCCAGGGTTTCCCGGTATTCCTCATTCCATATCGGATATTCGGCATCCAACAATTCGGGGTCAATCTCCAACGCGTCTTTCAAGGTGATCGTAAAAGTAGCCATTTTAGACACCCTCCAAATAGGGAATCGCCAACTGCGGGGTTTCGGGGGCGTCAAGGTTGAACCTTACCGAGACATTCAACCGTTTGTACATGCGGTTGATTTGTTCGCACGCCTGTACGCGTGCATTCATATTGATTGCCCGCGTGGCGGCTATTTGCTGATCGTTCGCTGATACTTCATCGGCAACGAGCCTTTCCCGTTTTTCCTGATTGGCGTTGTTGATGCCTAATAGGGTCATGCATTCGTTCCACATTTTGACTTTGGCGATTTGCAGGTTGGGCAGCATTTCGGGGTGCGGGGCAAGGTCCATCACGTCAATATCTTCCATGTTCAATTGCCGTGTCCCGAAAACAACCTCCTGCCCTTCCATCATTTGCCGTACAAGGTTCACCCATGATTGACGCTGATCCTCAGTGGTGCGAATCACCTTTGTTTGCCGCATGTTCCGCGCACAAATTTCTATCGTCCGGTCAATGTCAGCAAGTTTCTTGGAATACAGCATCACAATATCCAGGTCCGGTGTCCGCAAATAGTTGCTCCAAATGGGGACACAGTTCTTTGGACCCAACGTTTTATTGATCATTGCCCCACCGGTTACCGTGAAACTCGTTGGGTTGTCATACATATTCGTCCTACCCGCACCCGATGCCCTCAAAGTGAGATACCGGTCAATGTCCTTATCCCAGTAGAACACCGCCAAACCGTGATAAAACAGGGTCAGTTCCAGGAAACGCTCATCAACCGTATCGGGCAAACCCACCCACTTGAAACGGTTAGCACACAACTCCGTCAGCACCCGCATATACATGCGTTCGGTCAGCCATTGCTGATTGTTGGTGGGGTTGTTCCGCTGACCACCGTTCAAATGCGGCTCATAGTACTGAGTGTAAACAAGATCATTCTTTTTCCTGCTCATTACAACTGCACCCCTGCCACGATTGCGTTGTCTGCTATGTCAATGTTTCCTATCTCGGCGGGGTTGTTCCAGACAGTCACGCCTTTTTCAAAGATTCCCCGAATGGCTTGTTTGAAAGTTTCGGGACATTGCGCGGCAGTAATGTAGGTTTCCCTCAGCTTCCAGTAGGTAAATCGTGTCATAACCATGAGGGATGCGGGCATGGTGCCGAACATGTTGATTTGATACCCGTACCGCAGCCAATATTCCCCAATGGTCCGCATTGCCCCGGCATTCAACATTTTAACTTTGATATCGTAACCCCACTTATACGTTGCGAGATTGAACGCGTCCCCGCCAACCTGACCGGCTGTTGTGGGTTGGATCAGCCGCGCGTCCTGGACCTTGGCGTTGATAGCAGCAATCTGGTTTTGGTAATCCCCGCGTGCCGCATAATCAGCGTAATTTTTATTCGTGTCCCGAACGTATCCCTGTTGCTCCACCGTGGCCCGGTTCGAGGAACTAGAAAGGTTGTTGGCAATGCCTAGGGATTGGTTGTTTTGGTTGACCTCAATTGCCCATGACGCTACCTGATTGGCTACTCCTGTCAATGCCCCGGTAGCCGCCCCCACCGGCCCACCCTTGGCACCCCCGGCAGCACCGGAAATACCCGAATTGATGGAACCCTGCAATGCCCTCCAGGACGCCGTTTCGTTGGCAAGGGATGTGTTTTGCGTGGCGGCGTTGATGCCTAACCGGTTCAACTGTTCGGACAGCTCCATCCCCGATGTTGCCTGATCGTAGGACATTTGATTACCGGTCAAGGCGCGTTGCTGTGACCATTCGGCGCTTGTATGCTGGAACGCTATACCGTGGGTGTTCGCAGCCGCGTATTGGATATACCCGTTGTTGACAAGGCTAAACGTGGGGAAATTGAAAATCCCGGTAGCCATATCATAGAACTCCCCGCCGTCATTGATCGTCCCGTAGTTGAAATCAATATCAGGGTCCGCTCCAGGGTTCGCGGCGTTGTACCGGTACGGGTAGAACATGATCCTCGCACCGGATGACGCGAAATGCGGAACCTCCACAACTGTTGCGTGCGAGTCGGCCCAATTCTCAGGTTTCAGCACCAACGGTGTCCCGGTGTAGGAGGTCATTTCCAACACCGTATAGGGGAACACCTTGAATTTCTGCAACAAGCCGTAGCGGTTGCCGTCACCCATCGGCAACTCATTCCTCCAGTTGTTCCGCATCGGAACCTTGTTGCGGCGCAACTGTCCCGGATCGATTTCCCACACAGACACACCCTCAATAATTGTCGATACGGCTTGGATGCCGTACTCGGACATTTTGGGAATAGCGGTAATCGACACAATGCCCTGAGTAATCCAGGGACGATCCGAGAATGCTTCCATAAACTGCCTGAAATGATCCAGGTCAGAGAAAATATACATTTCCGCACCGTTGGGCAGGTTTTCCAGTTGGGAACCCTTGGCGGAATGCAGTTGCGGATTCTCAATCGTGCCGGGGTCGTCATTGAGGGAAACGGTGGACGTGACAAGGATGGAATAGTTTTCATCCCGCGCACTGGCGATGGTGTGCTTGTACTGGGTGATGATTTGATATTCCCCGCCGATATCCAAACCCTCAGGAACGGTGAGATAGGTTCGCCCATTGTCCGAAAACTGATTTTCGTTGGCAATACCGATGTGACCGCGCTCAATAAAGCAGTTCCCGAATGTCACCCCATAGCCGAATGTCTGCCACACATCCAGTTGAATTTGCATTTCCGTTGTATTCGGTGCCACATAGCGAACATCGGTAATGAAATAATAAAAGGACCGGGGCATATCCCCGGCAATCGGCTGTGCCGGGTTGGCGGCACGCAGATAGTTATATTTGAACGCCTGATTGAACGGCACATTGACGCGCACCGGCTGACCCACCTTGGCATACGTCATATTCTCAATGGTCACAATGGGACCGCTTTGAGTGGTCAAATACGTGTCCAGGTCAGCCTGACCGTTGGCGAATTTCACAATGTCCCGGTAATCGGCATTCCAGGGAACATTGCACAAAGTCACAATTGTCCCGTTAGACCATACCGCATAATTGAAATCAAGACCGGCTGTTGTGTCCGGTGGCAAATCATAAATACCGCTAGTCATATTGTCGATTTCCTTTTACTCGAAAGGATTATTTGCTGCACTGCATTTGTCATATGCAATCGCCCACAAAGTCATTATGGCACAAACAAAACCCCCGCAGCCTCAAGGCAACGGGGGTTTTGTTTTTGATCGGTGCGCCACATGCACCGTAGCCACCGGG